ATGCCTTCCGTCGCGCTCACGGACGCCTACATTCGGGCGGTCGATCCTCCAGCTTCTGGTCGCCTTGAGGTGACGGACTTGCGGTGCCCCGGCCTGACCCTGCGGGTCACGACGGCAGGGGTGAAGACCTTCGCATTTCGCTATCGCGATAAGCTGACAGGCAAAGTGGAACGCCTGACGCTTGGCAAGTACCCCTCTATCGCGCTCGCCGATGCCCGCCGCATGGCGGGCGAACAGCGCGTGACGGTGTCAAAGGGCACCAATCCTCGAAAGGAGGTTCGCAAGGCAAAGGCGCGGGAGCAGGCCGCGATGTCGGTCGATGCCCTGCTGGACAAGTACCTCGCCGAGCACGTCACGAAGAACACGCCGAAATCAGCGGCGACAGTTCGCTCATATCTGAGCGCGGTGAGAAAGGCCTGGGGGCCTCGGAAGGCGAAGGACATCGAGCGCGCCGACGTGATCACCTTCCTGCGCGACCGCGCCGATGCCGCACCGATCGCGGCTAACCGAACCCGCACGATCCTGAGCACGATGTTCGGTTGGGCCGTCAACGAGGAAATCCTCGATGCCACCCCGATGCAACGCATCCCCCGGCCCACGAAAGAGGAAAAGGCGCGCGACCGCGTGCTGACCGATCAGGAAATTGCGTTGCTTTGGCCGGCTCTCGACGGGTTGGACGGGGCGATGGGGCTCGCTCTTAAGGCGCTTCTTCTGACAGGCCAGCGCCCCGGCGAAGTCCTCGGTATGACCCGATCCGAGTTAACCAATCTCGACCGCCCTACCCTCGCGCGTTGGGAGTTGCCCCCCGAGAGGGTGAAGAACGGGCGGAGGCACGTCGTGCCACTGACCGAACCTGTCCTAGCAGTCATCAACGCGGCGCTCGCGCTTCACGATCCCGAGAAACCATCTCCCGCAATCTTTGCCTCGCATCGCAACGAGGCGGCGGCATTCGACCGTCACTCCGTCGCCCGCGCTATGAAGCGCCTGCTGCGCGGCCTTGAGCCGCGCGACGGGAATGAGGCGATTATCTCCAGCTTGAAGGCTCATGAGCCTACGCCGCACGACTTTCGCCGCACCGCGATCACCGGCATGATGTCACTCGGCATCGGTCGGGAAACTGTGAAATCCGTGGTCAATCACGCGGAGGGCGACATCACCGAGGCCCATTACGATCGATATGACAGGCTCCCTGAGAAGCGCGCGGCCCTGGCTGCATGGGCGGCGCACGTACTAACGATCATCGATCCCCCGCCGATGGCGGCGCCGCAGGATGCGGGTTCGAATGTCTTCACTATGTCGCAGGCACGATCAGCTTCTCGCGTTCGGAGTGCGAAATGACCACGGTATGGACCAAGCGGGACGGCGCGCTGATCACGGACGATGTTTGGGATCAGATCGGCACTGAGGTGCCGGACAAGACCCAGCTGGGGTCCCTGCGTTTTCTGCTTGAGGCGGCAGGTGAAAGTTATCGCGCGGCTGAGGCGATGCGTGCCCCATGGGCGAAGGAAGCCAAACGGTGGGCGGCGGTCGAGGTCAGCGCCCGTACGCTTCTGGAGGCCCTCCCCGATGATGATGAAAGCCACTCAGCCGTCAGAGCGCTGTTAGATCGCGCCAGCGGGAAGGCATCCGTGGCAAAGGTGAAAGCCGACGATCCGCTTGAGCGTGTCCTGCTCGGAAAGTGGGCGAAAACCACAGATGTGCCGCGTTTGCAGCTGTACCGTGCCGTTCTGGCTGCCTGGGTTCTGGCGGGCGGCAAGGTCACACGCACCGTCAATAGCAACAATGAGGGCGGCGCTTGCGTCCGGTTCCTATGCCTCGCGCTGCCCGCCCTGATGGGCAATGACGCTCCGAAAAAAGCCACGCTGGGGAAGATTATCCGGGACTGGCAGGAGGAAAGAAAACACCTACTCGACGGCGAAACCACGGTGGTGACGCATCTTGCCGGTAAGACCACAATCACCCGCAGACTGCCCAATGGGCGCGTTCCTGCTCAAAGAAAAACTTGACGCCCATTTTTGAACAGCCGCTGCGTATGGACAATCTTCGGAGCACCCAACCAAAACGAGGTGCTCCGAAATGTCTGCTTCTCCCCGTCGCCTTGCCCTCATCCCCGAAGCCCGCCCTGCCCGCCTTCTCTCACTTCACGATGTCTGCGACCGAACCGGCCGTTCCCGTTGGTGGGTGCGCGGCGCGATACTCGAAGGCCGCTTTCCCAAGCCGGTTAGCACTGGTTCGCGTTCGCCCCGTTGGGTTGAGCACGAGATCGAGGAGTGGATTGAAAAGCTGATCCAGCAGCGCGACGCGACGCGCGGCGCGGCGTGAGGTGGCGGTGATGAACGAAGCTTCGACAAGTCTCGCCACCGCGCTGGCTACCCTTACTGACCTCGCACTGACCCGCATCGATGCCTTGCGGCGCAATCCGCGCCTCGACGCGGACGAGCGCGTGCTGGCAATTCTCCAAGTGCTCGACGATGCCGCGCGCGAGCGGGCTCGCGCGTCCCGGCTCCGGCTGTCCATCTAGCCGATCCGCACGAGATCGCCTCGGGCACACCTATCCGCCCCAGCAAATGGCCTTCCGCATCAGGATGTCGCCGCTCCACCATCAGCACATTGCCGAAATGAAAAGGGCCGGCCCGCGGGTAACGGGTCGGCCCTCAGAGGGTATGCATGCCTGTGCGACACAGTACATAGCACATACGCTTCACTCCGGCAATATAGTTCGGAAAACATTGACGTGAATGGGTATGAATACGTGGCAGAACCTCGGAACCTGTGCGCTATCGACTTTATAGCGGATGGCGCTAAAGTGGAGGAGGCCCATTGATCCGCTTCCCCATGGATGTGGTGGCAAGGCCGTCTAGTCGCATAAGTGGCGCCGTGCCGGGCCTGATCCCTAGCGGTCTGACCGTCCTGTTTGGCGAGACGGGTGCCCGGAAGACCTTCACCTCGGTCGGCATCGCTGTGCGGGTTGCGGCGGGGCTTCCCTTTGGCCCCTACCCGACTTCTCACGGCCTAGTCGTCATCATCGCCGCCGAGGATGTCGGCGGCGTCGAGGATCGCGTCGCGGTCGCGGTCCATGGCCTTGGCCTGCCGGATACCCTGCCGGTCGGCGTCATGGCCCCGCCTTGCCGGGCGGACCAGCCGCGTTTCGCCGATGCTGTCATCGCCTCTGTGCGCATGGTCGCGGAGGTCCGTGAGCTTCCCGTAGCGCTGGTCGTGCTCGATACGCTGGCGGCCTCGGTCGACGGCTTGAGTCTGAATGACGACAGCACGGCGGGCGCCGTGGCAGGGGCGATGCATCGCATCGCCCGCGAACTCAAATGCTCCGCTCTTGTGCTGCACCACCCTGGCAAGGGCGACCCTCGCCGGGAACGCGGCTCGCAGGTCATCCGCGACCGTGCCGACGCTGCGATCCGGCTGGAGGCGCGGGGAGCTGCCTCAGTCGCCACCGTCGAGAAGATGCGGAACGGCCGCGCCGGTAGCGTCGTGACCGTGGATTTTGAGCCGGCAAGCCGACTGATCGCCGGAGAGACCGTCGAAACTCTCATCGTCTCCCGCATATGCGAAGCTGCCGAGAGCGGAACTCATCAGGGGGACAGGCGGGACATTCGTCTGAGCAAGGACATGTCCCTTGTCCTTGAGATCATCCGGGCCGCTGGACCCGGCCCGCATCACGACGGGGACATTCGAGCATCGGCTTATGTCGCGTTCGGAGAGCGATCTACCGCTGCCAAGAAGAAGGCTTTCCAGCGCTCTATCAGGGCATTGGCTGATAGCGGGCTGATCGAAGCGGGACACGGGACAGTGCGGGACACTTCGGGACATGTCCCGCTTATGTCCCCTCCGAGCAAGGCGGCGACGGACAGGGGGACAGGGGACAGGGACATCCCCCCCCCTTTAGGGGGGGTGTCCCGTCTTGTCCCTTCCGTCCCGATGCTGAAGTTGCCAGATGCGCTCTAACCAAAGGAACCGCCATGACCAAAACCGCCACCCAGATCGCAGCCGATGCCGCGCGCCGCATCATCGCTGAACGCGAGGCCCTGCGCACGGCCTATGAGGCGCCTTCCGCGCCGGAGCCGGCCGAATACGTGGCAGCGCCCGAACCGCTGGCAGTCGTCGACATCATCATCGTCGATGACGCGACGGAAACGCATCTCCGTGTCTTGGTGGAGCACGTCGAGACGATTGTACTGGTTCCGACCCATTGATTGATGAATAGAACAGGTACAATGGACAGCCAGATATAGAACTAAGTCGGGTATATCTTGCATTATTAGAAAAGTGTGATATATAACATTCAGTAACCCAAACAACGGGTGATGACATGAAGATTACAGCGCCCGTTATCGCTGAAGCTCTCGCGATACCAGCGGGCCGAGTGCACAGTCTCATCGCCTCGGGGCATTTTGAGCCGATGGACCGCACCAGCAACCTTCCCGGACGCGGTCGCGACTGGACCGATAACGACATCGCGAGGCTGGTCGTTCTGCTGCGTCTGCAAGATGTCGGACTTGACCCTGCGATTGGTCAGGATATCCCTCGAATTGATCCACCCGCCGGCAAGCATTTTTTCGTGGCGGATGTCTTTGACATCCACCACCAGTGCGGCGTGAAGGCTCCCGGTGATTTTCGCGTTCGGATTGTGTCGGCTGAAGATCTTGCCGACCTCTTTCAGCGCGGCCAGTCCGCCGCGCATGTGATCAGCCTCGACAGTGTCTTCGGGGATGTTGAGCGCGTCGTGAGGCTTCGCAACGAGGTGGCCGCATGGGCTTGATCGATCGCATGCGCGCCGCAGCGCACGCCTTCCGCTCGATCGAGGCGGGCGGCTCGGGTCAGCGGTGGAGCCGTGGCAAGGTGCTGCGATCGCCGGCCCGAGAAATCACAACCCGCCGCCAGCTCGCCGCCGAGAGAGCCGCCTGGCTCGCGATGAACGATGCGACCGCCGCCGCGATCGTGGCCCACTGGGCAACCAATCTCGCCTCGGACGGGCCCTCGATCGTTCCGCGAACCGCCGACGCTGCGCTGCGCCGACATGTTTCGGACGCCTGGTCGCGCTGGTGGGACCGTGCCGACGCCGAAGGTCGCGACGACTTCGCCGGCATCCTAACGCGGGCCGCGCGTGGCATCGTCGCCGCCGGCGAGGCCTTCTTGGTGATGGAAGCCGACGAAGCCGGCGAATTGGTGCTGCGGAGCATCGCGCCCGAGCAAGTCGACGCGACCATGACGCGGCCCGTCACGGGTGGCAATATCGTCGCCGGCATCCAAATGGATGCCAGAGGCCGGCCGACTCGCTTCTGGATCAGGCCAGCCTCCGACGCGATGCCGGCGGCCTATGCGCTCACGGCGCAGCCCGTCGACGCAGCGGACGTGCTGCATGCGTTTCGTCGCGACCATCCCGGACAGGTGCGCGGGCTCTCCTGGCTGGCGCCCGTGGCAACGAAGCTCGATCAGCTCGCCGAGTTGGACGACAGCGCGCTCGCGCTTGCGCAGACCGCGTCCCTGTTCGGTGGGGTGCTCGTCAACGCGACCGGTCAGCCCGGCGATGACATTTCGCCGGCATCGGGCTTAAGCCCTGGCGCCCTCGTGGAATTGCCGCCCGGCGTAGACGTGAGATTCTCCGATCCGCCTGCTTTCACTGGCGCGGACGCCCTCCGTCGCGAAATGCTTCGTTCCGTCGCCTCGGGCGTTGGCCTGCCATACGAACTGGTAACGGCCGACCTGTCGGCGGTGAACTACAGCAGCATGCGCGCCGGCTTCGGCGAGTTTCGAAAGCGCGTCGATGTGCTGCGCCGGACCTTGGTCGAAGCCCAGATCGTTCGACCGCTTTGGCGCCGTTGGCTCACGATCGAAGCGTTGCACGGCCGTATCGCCCCGAACGTTGCCGGCTCCCTTGAGCCGATCATCGCCTGGTCGGCTTGGCTCCCGATCGATCCAGCGAAGGACGTTGAAGCGGACATCGCTGCCCTCACTGCCGGCCTCACGAGCCGCGCCGAATTGGTCGCGAAGCGCGGTCGGGACATCGCCGAGCTGGATGCGGAGCTTGCAGCCGACACCTTCATTCCGAAGGAGAACAAAACGTGAACGATCTTGTGACGCGCTTCGCTCCTCTGGCGTCGGCTGGGGCGACGACCTTCGATCCAGAAACCCGCACCATGCAGGCCGTCATAGCGGCCGGAGCCGAGGTTGAGCGGTACGACGCCCGCGGCGCCTACATCGAAATTCTCGACCACGGCGGCATGGTGCTTCCCGCCTCTGGTAGCGTGCCGCTCCTCGACAACCACCGCCGCAGCGGCCTCGCCGACGTGCTCGGAAGCGCGAAGGACATCACCGCGCGCGGCACGACCATCGAAGCAACCCTCACCCTCTCCCGCCGGGAGGATGTTTCCGCGATCGCCCAAGACATCGCCGATGGTCATGTCAGGGGGACCTCTATCGGGTACCGCGTCCTGGCGCGTGAGGAGAAAACCGACGCGGCCGGCCGGCGCCGTGTGACGGCAACCAAGTGGGAACTGGCGGAAGTCAGCCTCGTCCCTATTCCGGCCGACCCGAACGCAGCAATCCGAAGTGAGGCCCCGATGCCCGAACACAACGACGAACAGAACGTGAACGATCTTTCCGCCCGAGCTGCAATCAACGCTGAAATCCGCGCCGTTGGCGCCCTCGCTGGCCTCGATCAGGCGTGGGTCGATGGCCAGATCGATGCCGGCGCCAGCGCGGACGCAGCCCGTAGCGCCGCCTTCGCCGCCATGCAGGCCCGCAGCCCTGCGCCGATCCAGACCGCGCGGGCCTCGGTCGGGCAGGATCACGCGGACCCGGCGGCGATCCGTTCCGCCATGGGCGACGCTCTCGCCCACCGCATGGCGCCGAACCGCGTAAAGCTCGAGGGTCGTGCCGCCGAGTTCCGCGCCCTTGACCTCCTCGGGATGGTTGGCGACCTCGCCCAGGCCCGCGGCGAGCGCATCAACCTGCGCGACCGTGGCGCCCTGATCGAGCGGGCTGTCGGCGCCCACAGCACCAGCGACTTCCCCCTCCTTCTCGCCGATGCAGCGAACAAGTCGCTCCTCGCAAACTACGCCGCCGCCGAGCCCACCTATCGACGCTGGTCGGCGCAGCGGCCGTTCGCAGATTTCCGCGACCACTCTTTCCTGCGGGTCGGCGACTTCCCGAAGTTCACCGACACTGTCGAGAACGGCGGCGTGAAGTTCGGCACCATCTCCGAGAACCGCGAGAAGGTGAAGGCGAAGCAGCTCGACGCCGGCATCGCCATCGGCCGGCAGGCCCTGCTCAACGATGACCTGAGCGCACTGGCCGATTTCTCTTCGATGATCGCCATCCGCGCCGCTTCGGACGAGAACGCCCGCGTCTACGGCCTGCTGGCGGCGAATGCGGCGCTCTCGGATGGCGTGGCGCTCTTCCATGCCAACCATGGAAATCTTGCCGCCTCCGGCTCCGGGATCAACGATTATCTCCATGCCGCCATTGCCGCGATCCGCAAGCAGAAGGGTCTCGACGGGGTGTCGCTCAACCTTGCGCCCCGCTTCCTGATCGTTGGCCCCGACAACGAGAAGGCGGCCCGTCAGGTCGTCACCGCCATCACGCCGAGCAAGGCAACCGACGTGAACCCGTGGGGTGGCCTCCTCGAGGTTGTCGTCGACGCCAACATTGCCGGTACCGAATGGTACGTCGCCGTCGATCCGGCCACGGCGCCCTCGGTCGTGTTCGGCTACGTGGGGAACGCCAATGGACCGGAAATCCGCACCGAGATCGACTTCGACACCCGCGCCGTCAAGGTCGCCGCCGGTCTCGACTTCGGATGCGGCGTGATCGACTTCCGCGGTCTCTACAAGAACCCCGGTTCGTGATGAGCGCGCTTGAGGACCTCTATCAGCAGCGCGAGGAGTTGCGCCGGGCTATTTCGAGTGGAGCGCTGAAGGTCGTCTTTCGAGATCGAGAGATCACCTATCAGACCACCGCGAACATGCTCGCCGCTCTCCGCGATCTTGAAGCACAGATTGCGTCTACCGAGGGCAGGCCGCGCATCCGCGTGCACGAAGTCATGAAGAACAGGAACTGGACATGAAGAATTTTCGCCACCACGGCAACAACATTCCCGTGCCGGCGCCAGCCGGTGGCGTTCTCTCTGGGGAGGGTGTGGTTGTTGGCTCGCTGTTCGGCATCGCCTCCGGCGACGCTGCGGAAGGGGCGACCGTCAACATCGCCCTCATCGGTACCTTCGAGCTGAAGAAGACCAGTGCCCAGGCGTGGACCATCGGCGCCAAGGTCTATTGGGACGCGGCCAACAAGGTCGCCACCACCACCGCCAGCGGCAACAGCCTGATCGGGGTGGCCGTCGAGCAAGCTGCGAACCCCAGCGCCACCGGCCTCGTCCGCCTCAACGGCTCGTTCTGATCGATCATCCCCCGCTACGGCGGGGGCTTCCCCTTCGGAGGTGGCCATGAAGGTAAAAATCGAACGCATCACAGAGGTTGGTCGCCTGGCCGATCAGGTTGAAGGCGCAGATGGTCGTCTCCTGGCGCAGTCGCTCAATCGCGAAATGTCGAAGGAGCGCACCGCGATCCGCCGTTCGATCGCCGGAGCGACGGGCGCCCCTTATGGTCGTGTCGCTGCGGTGGTGCGGAGCAAGTCCGCTTCCTCCCGTGGCCTCTCATATCGCATCGAGGCGACAGACGAATTTCTCCCGCTTGCCGTCTTCGGTGCGCGCGAGGTGCGCAAGGGCGTCAGTGCTTCGCCCTGGAAGGTGCGCCGCGTATTCCCCGGCGCCTTCATGAAGGGCGGCGCTCCCGGCGCCCGTGTTGAGGCCCCGGCGCTTGGCGGTCAGGTGTACCGCCGCAAGGGCAAGGCCCGCCTGCCAATCGTCAAATTGTGGGGCCCGAATATCCCCCGCGAGATGACCAGAGAAGATGGCGCACCGATCGCCATCTGGCACACAGTCGTTGCCAATCTGCCGGCCCGCCTTGTCGCCGAGATCAAGCGCCGGCTTACGGTCGGAAGGTAGACGATGCGGTTCGCTCGGTTCGAAGCACTTGCCTCTGGCGCCGTCGACCGGGAGTTCGGCGAGCGCGTCCGCGTTGAGCCGCAGCGCAAGAGCGGAGAGTTCTCGCATGGCGGCCCGGACCCGGACCGCACCGCGTTCGAGACCACCGCCGTTATTGAACTGAACCCAGTCCTGCCGACTACCGAACGTGCCGCGGCGCACCCGACCACTGTCCCCAGCGAAACGGTGCATGTGAGCTTCGCCACATCGGCGCTTCCGATCTTGCCCCGTCAGGGCGACATCATCGTCGCATTGGAAAGGGACGGCCGCACCTTCCTTGTCGCCGTCACCGAGCCGGACGGAATGGGTCGCGTCCTGTGTCGCTGCCGGGGTGCGAGGAAGCCGTGAACGTTGGCGGGTCCTTCCCGAGGGGCCTAAGCCGCGGGTGCGCCGCCCCCGAAATATCCCTCATTCCACACGATTTTTGTGGGGTTCAGCAGTGCAGTCCGACGATGAAGTGACCATTGCCGTGCTCGCCGACACGCTCGGTCTATCGGAGCGGCGCGCCTATGACCTCGTGAAGGCGGCAGTGATCCCGAAGGCCCGGAAGGGTCGCTACATCCTCCGGGATGCCGTTCGGGCCTACTGCACCCATCTCCGTGACAGTGCCGCCCTGCGTGGTGGCGACGACGCCACGACGGCCGCACGGCGCCGCGAGGCGGAAGCCCGCGCCGAGAAGGTCGAACTTCAGAACGCGAAGACGCGCCGCGAGCTGGTGCCCGCGGCAGATGTTGAGCGCGTGTGGACCGGCATCCTTCGCGACGTTCGTGCCCGGATGCTCGCGGTCCCCTCCCGTGTCCGGTCCCGGATCGGTCATTTGACCCCGGCGGACGCTGCCGCGATCGAGGCTGAGGTGCGCGACGCGCTTCAAGGTGCCGCCGATGCTTCCTCTTCTTGAACGCCGCGCCCGCGCCGCACTCGTCCCGCCGCCGCGCCTGCCGCTGTCGGAGTGGATCGAGAAAAGCGTCGTCCTGCCGCCGGACGTGTCCGCACTTCCGGGCCCGGTGCGGCTCTACCCCTTCCAGCGCAGCATCGCCGACGCCATGACAGACCCGAGCGTCGAGCGGGTGACGCTCGTCAAATCGGTGCGCCTCGGCTTTACCACCCTGATTTCCGCCGCCCTGGCATCGTTTGTCACGAACGAGCCCGCTCCGATCCTCGCGCTTCTGCCAACCGAGAGCGACGCGCGTGACTACATGGTGTCTGACCTCGAGCCCATTTTCGACGCCAGCGCCGCGCTTGCCGGCCTTCTCTCTCCGGACGGAGACCGCAACACCCTCCTGTCGCGCCGCTTCCCCGGCGGTTCCTTGAAGCTGGTCGCGGCCAAGTCGCCGAGGAACCTGCGTCGACACAACGTGCGCGTCCTTCTGGTGGATGAAGCCGACGCCATGCTGCCGGGCGCCGAGGGGTCGCCGATCGCGCTCGCGGAAAAGCGCACGCTCTCGTTCCCCAACCGCAAGATCATCATCGGCTCAACGCCGACCGATGAGGGCACCTCAAACGTGCTGCGCTCCTACGGAGAGAGCGACAAGCGTGTTTATGAGGTGCCGTGCCCGCATTGCGGTCATCGTTTCGAACTCCTCTGGTGCCATATCCAGTGGCCCGAAGGCGCACCCGAGAAAGCGCACGCCGTCTGTCCGGCGAATGGTTGCGTGATCGAAGAGCGGGGAAAGTCGGCAATGGTCGCGGCCGGCGGCTGGCGAGCGACGGCGCCCGAGGTGCAGGGCCATGCTGGCTTCCGGCTCAACGCCCTTGTCTCCCTCCTGCCTAACGCTTCTTGGGGCAAGCTCGCCGCGGAATTCCTTGCAGCGAAGGACGACGCGGACCTCCTTCGGGTGTTCGCGAATACGATCCTAGCCGAAGGCTGGCGCGAGGCGGCGGACGCCGTTGACGAGAGCGCACTGGCGAGCCGCGTCGAGCCGTTCAGCCTAAACGCCATCCCTGCCGAGGTGCTTGCCATCACGGTCGGCGTCGATGTGCAGGACGACCGCCTGGAATGCACCTTTGTCGGTTGGGCCCGCGACGACGCCGCCCTGGTGCTTGACCATGCCATTGTCTGGGGTTCCTCCCAGGATGACAGCACGTGGACCGAGTTAGACGAGATGTTGCGTTCGACGTGGAAGCATCCCCACGGCGGCCGCTTGAAGATTGACGCTGCCGTGGTCGACAGCGGCGACGGGGGCATCACCGAGAAGGTCTATTCGTTCTGCTTCCCCCGCCTGTCGCGCCGCATCTGGGCTGGCAAGGGTGTCTCTGGACCCCGCCAAGCCTTCCAGATGTCGAAATCACCTGTCAGGGGTGGGCGCCTGTTTCTTGTCGGTGTCGACGGCATCAAGGCGACCCTGTTCGATCGCCTGAAGCGCGGCGCCCAGCTTCGCTTTTCTGCCGGGCTGGATGCCGCCTATTTCGCCCAGCTCGCCAGCGAGCGCCGCGTCGTCCGGTACGTCAAAGGCCAGCCTGTCCGCCGTTTCGAGCGCATCCCCGGCGCTCGAGCGGAGACCCTCGACTGCCTCGTCTACGCCTTCGCCGCCCGGCGAGGCGTCCCCCTCAATTTCGATCAGCGCGAGGACGAGCTGCGTGGCGCTCCCGCCGCCCCGCGGCAGGCTCGCGTCATTCCCCCTTCATTCCCCCGGAGATGAGACCATGGCCACGATTACCCTTAAGCGCGCCGTCGAGTTCGACGGCAAGACCTTCTCGTCGATCGACATCGATGAGCCGACTGTCGGCGGCATCGAAGCCTATGAGAAGGCCAAGGCGGAAGGCGCAACCGAGCTTGGCGCGACTGTCGCCATGCTCGCGGTAGACACGGGGTGGCCAGAGGGTGCCCTGCGCAAGGTCCGCGCCTCCGACCTCGCCACCATCTCGGGGGCGATGGCGCCTTTTTTGGCCGGTCCCGCGAATGGCGCCATTGGCGCCTGATCGCGGCGGACATCATGCACCTACTTCACCTCCCACTCGATACGCTTCGGCGCGAGAGATGGAGCGATTTCCTGGCCTGGCACGCCCAGGCCGCCCGCATCGCCAAGGTGCGGGCCATGTGACTAAGGAGGCCCTCCCATGGCCCGTTCTGAGACCGCTTCCCTTATTGTCTCGCTGATCGACAAGGTAACGGTTCCGGCCCGCAAAGCCGCCGCCTCGATCCGCGGCATCGGCACGGCTGCAAAGCTTGTCGACGGGACCATGGCGGGGCGCCTGTCGGCCTCTCTCGAGGCAAATAGCCGCCACCTCGACGTATTGCGCGGCCGCATGGTGGAGGCCACCGCAACGGCATGGGCGCTTCAGCGCGCCCTCGCCGCTCCGATCCAGTCGGCCATGGCCTTTGAGAGCGCCATGGCCGATGTAACCAAAGTTGTCGACTTTGACGGAGCGGCCGGCCTCGCCGCATTCAAAAAGGACCTTTTGGACCTTTCGGCCCGGCTCCCTGTCGCCGTCACTGGCCTGGCAGAAATCGCAGCCGCCGCCGGACAGGCCGGCATCGCGGGTGCCGAACTCGTCAAGTTCACCGAGGGCGCCGCCAAGATCGGCGTAGCGTTCGATATTTCGGCGGGCGCGGCTGGCGACGCGATGGCGAAGCTGCGCACCGGGCTCGGCTACACCACCGATGAGACGTTCCGCCTGGCCGATGCGATGAACGAGCTGTCGAACCGGCAGGCCTCGAGCGCATCCGACGTTCTCGACTTCACCACGCGCGTCGGTGCGCAGGCGAAGATGTTCGGATTTGCGGCGGAGCAGGCCGCAGCGTTCGGCTCCGCCATGATCAGCGCGGGCGCCGCTCCCGAAGTTGCCGCGACCTCCTTCAACAACATGGGACGGGCTCTCACAAAGGGAGCCGCCGCGACCAAGGCGCAGCGCAGCGCGTTCAAGGCCCTTGGCCTGGACGCCGTGGCCGTGTCCAAGGCCATGCAGAAGGACGCGAGCGGCACCACGCTCAAGGTTATGGATCGCATAGCGAAGCTACCCGCGCATCAGCGGGCTTCGATCGTCTCGCAGTTGTTCGGAGATGAAGCGCGCGCGCTCGGGCCGCTCCTCACCAATCTTGACCTACTGCGCCAGTCGCTCGGTATCGTCGCGGACGAGACGCAGTACGCCGGATCGGCGAGCCGGGAATATGAGGCTCGGTCAAAGACCACCGCGAACGCGCTTCAGCTCTTTCGAAACCAGATCGAGCGCTTATCCATCTCGATCGGGAGCGCGCTGCTACCCGCCCTTTCCAGCATCACCGAGTCGCTGGCGCCGTTCGTGGACCGGCTCGCCGAGATGGCGGCGCAATATCCCCGCCTCACCGCCGCCGTTGTCGGGACTACAGCCGCCCTTGTCGCCTTCCGCGTTGCTTCGATTGCCGCCGCCTTTGCCGCTGCCACGTTGCGCGGCGGAGCGCTCGCCGCCGCGCTGGTCGGAGTCCGTGGCCTTGGCGCTGCCGCCGCAGTCGCTACGCTGGCGCTCGCTCCCTTCCGTGCCGCACTGACTGGCGCTCGCTCGGCAATGCTTGGGTTTGCCCTCGCCGCCCGCATCGGCGGCATCGGCACCGCCCTGTCGGTGCTCGGCTCGTCCGTCTTGGCCATGGTCAACCCCATGAACCTCGCCGCCGTTGCAGTGCGCAGTCTCGGCACCGCCCTGCGCGTCGCCTTCATCGGCTCTGGTGTCGGCGCCATCATTGCCGCAATCGGCGCGGCCGGTGTCTTTATCTATGAAAATTGGTCGGGCCTTGGCGAGATGTTCGCCAGCTTCGGAAGCGCCTTCATGGCAGCGCTTGGCCCGGCGCGTCCTGTTGTGGAGGGCTTCGCCTCCGCGGTCTCCGCGATATGGGACAAGGTCACGGGCCTCCTTGGGCCGATTGACGAGACCGGCGCCAAGTGGCGAGCATGGGGCGAGACGCTCGGGGCGATTGCCGGCGGTGGCGTCGCATCGTTGATTGCCGGCATCGATCGTGTTGCGGGCGCGATCCGCTCGGTTGTCGAATGGGCACGGGCCGGAGCCCAGGCCCTAGGAAACTTCTTCGGCATGGGCAACGCAGCGAGCCCGGCCGGGCCGTCTTCCGCGTCCGGCGCTGCTTCCTATGCCCCGAGCGGCGGCACGGCTCCGGCCCCTGTCCCTGCCCCCGCAATCGACGGAGCGCGGGCGCACGGGGGCCCGGTGCGTGCGGGCGGCGCCTATATCGTCGGCGAGGAAGGCCCGGAGATTTTCACCCCGAGGCAGTCCGGCGAGATTATTTCCAACGACGCGTTGGGCGCTCGGTCGGGCAACTCCAACCGTTCCAGTCCCGCAGGTGCCACTCAATCGCCCGGCCGCGACGCAAGCGCGCCTGTCACGCTAGCGCCCGTGTTCCACATCGCCGGAGGGAACGCCGACGAGATCGTCGAGAAGGTCATGGCACGCCTCGAGCGCCTTTCCCAAGAGGCGGCGCGCGGCTTGTTTGGAGACTATGGACTCGATCCAGCGTGAGAGCTTGTTAGAGGGCAAGCATGCAAAGCATTGGAAATCAGTCCTCGTACCCATTGTAAACAAACAACCGACCAACAAGTAAATACAACTTCCTACAATCAAGCATTATTGCCTAGTATCGACCTCGCAAAGCAAGGAGGCGAAAATGAATTCATGCCTTTCGATTAACGATGCTCTGACTGACCTATTCAGCCGCTACGGTGTTGCCGTTGAGTTGCGCACTCACCTTGAGCTTGAGCTTGAGAGGGCGAAAGACGACCTCGAGCGCCTCATAGAAGAACGCGACGAACTCCTGGCACGGATCGTTGAGGCGAGGCCAGAGGAGCGCGGGGGGAGCGCGGCCATCACTCGGATCGGTGCCGGCCCTGCCTCTTGA